AGGACCCCAAGACGAACACGGTGGACAAGGTCCAGGCGTGCGCGGTGGAGATCGGCAACGACGGCCTGTGGGATGACCACCGGGCCGGCGTGGCGTGGATCGTGCCCCGGCTGAAGGAACTGCAGTCCCGCAACAAGATCATGTCGATCGTCATCGACCCGATCGGGCCGGGAAGCGAGCTGATCACCGCCCTGGAGGCCGCCGGCTTCTCCTCGAAGGAAAAGCGCCACACCGGGGGGCACCGCTCAGGTGGGACCGAGCCGGTGCTGGAGAAGGTCCAGCTGCGTGATGTCGCCCAGGCCGAGGCCCAGTTCAAGCGCGCGGTCCGCGAGGGCACCCTGCGGCACCGCGGCCAGCAGGACATGGGCGCCGCCGTTGCCGCGGCGGTGGAGCGCGACGTTGGCGACGGCATGCACGCGTGGGCCCGGCGGGACACCAGCCAGGACATCTCGCCGCTGTGCGCGGGAACCATGGCAGTATGGGCAGCAAGGAAGGCCGGCAGCGGCTACGACGTTCTGTCCTCGGTGAGGTGAGCCATGAGGCGTCGGAATCTTCCGGAAGCCCGCCACTGCTCGAATGGGAGTTAGCCATGGGTGACCAGAACTCAGGCTGGTCCGAGGGCGAGCACCCCACGTTCCCGGGCCTGTTCGTTGACGACATGACCCACGGCATGACCGGCGGCCTGGTCACCGACATGCCGGCCCTGGGCCGCCCCGTCTACACCCCGCCCCCGATCAAGGGGCTGCCGGGGCCGACTGTCGATCTCGATGAGGACTACCTCCCGGGCGGCGGGGAGTGGAAGGACGCGACGAAGTGACCACGCTGACCGGCCGCGTCGATACCGCGGAGATCACCCGGCAGGCGAAGGAGATCAGGCCGGGCGAAACCGCGCTGACGCTGATCGGCGTACCGCTGTGGGCCATCGGCTGGGTCACCGCGAAACTGTTCCGCGTTCTGTGGGCGATCCTGTCCTGGTCCTTTGTGGCCGTGCGGACGGGCTGGCGGGAAGCGCACGGCAAGAAGATTATGCCGGACGTCAAGGTGGTGCTCGCGGAGAATGATGCGCTGCGCCACGAGCTGGCCCGCAGCGGCGGCGCGGAGATCCTCAGCCAGAACGCTGCCATGAGCCGCGAGATCGAGCGCCTGCGCACCGAGCTGGAGAGGCTGAGCGCCGGCGTCCCCGTCCCGGGATGAGCCGCAAGCCGGGGCGCGGCGGGACGGGCGGCGGAGCCAAGCAGCGTCCCAAGCCGCCGAAGTCCCCGGCGAAAGGCGGCGCCCCGAAGAAGCCCTCCAAGCCGAGCGCGCCCCATCACCCGCACCATCACGGCGGTGCGGGCGGGCACCGCCAGACCCATCACAAGCACCACCAGGCCGGCGGCGCGGGCAGCGGGAAGAAGCGCGGCCTGTCCCCGGGTGCCTGCTGCTGTGCCGCCGAAGCGCTCGCCGTATCCCTCCGGATACAGGGGTTCGAGGTCACCGAGCATGACGTGCTGGACCTGTATTACCTGACCGCCAATTCCCCCGATGAGGGCGCGAGCATTGAATCGACCCTCGCCGCCGCCGCGGAAACCGGGCTCGCGGGAATCAGGGTGGTCAGCTACGAATCGGTGGCCTGCGGGCCCGGAATCCTCGGCGTGAACGTGCCCGGCCCGCACACCGTCTGGGACGACGGCACCAGCTGGTGGTCATGGGGCACCAGCTGGCCGGCATTCGCTGAGACCGAGGAATGCTGGAAAGTGGCCTGGGGGATTATGCTGTAGCTGGCCGCGAGCTTTCTTCCGCATGCGGAGGTAACCCCGTGACCGTGCTGGACCGGATCAACGTTGAGACCCGGGCCATTGGCGGCGTGCCCTGGCAGCCGTGGCGGAACCCCTACATGAGTTTCTCGATAGGCGGCCCCGTCCACCCGTCGCAGGAAATCGCGGGACAGGATACGGTCCTGTCGCTCGCCGCGGTCTACGCCGCGATCCGCTTCATCTCTATCAGGTCGCCTCGCTGCCGATCAAGGTGTACCGGCAGATGCCCGATGGCACGAACCAGCGGATCTACTCCACCTCACTGCTCGGCTCTCCCGTGGCCGGCGGCGGCCCGCAGATCGAGGGCAGCCTGTACGACTGGATGTACGCGGGGACCACGTCGGCACTGCTGCACGGCAACGCGTGGGGGCTGATCACCAACCGCGGCGGCATCCCCGGCCCCGATGGCCTCGGCCTGCCGACCGGCGTGGCGTGGCTGCCGGCGGACAAGGTTTACGTGCAGGATGACAGCCTGCAGCCCGAGAACCCGCTGAAGGCGCAGATTTACTACCAGGGCCGGCAGATGGACCGGCAGAACCTCGTCCAGCTGAAGGCGTTCGCCATTCCCGGCCAGGTCGAGGGCGTCTCCCCGCTGAAGCTGTTCAACATGCTGTGGGCCCAGGGCCTGGAGGCGCTGAAGTATTCCGCGGACTGGTTCAATAAGGGCGGCTTCCCGCCGGGCACCTTCCAGAACATCAGCGAGGACGTGGATGACGGGCAGGCGAAGGAGATCCGCCGCCGGCTGACGGACGCGATCCAGCTGCGGCAGCCGCTGGTCTACGGCCGGGACTGGGACTACAAGGCGCTGACCGTCCCGCAGGACGAGGCGACGTTCATCCAGTCGATGCAGCTGAATGCCACCCAGATCGCGGCGATCTACGGCGTGCAGCCCTACCGGGTCGGCGGTACCCGCAACGACGGGCTGACCTACTCCAACGTCACGATGAACCTGCTCGATGAGCTGACGACCACGCTGCGCCCGTGGCTGACCCGGTGGGAGCACCTGCTGACCGCGATGCTGCCCAACACCCAGTACGTCAAGTTCGACGTGGACGACATGCTGCGGATGGACCCGCGGTCCCGGCACGAGACCGCGCAGATCCAGCGCAACACCGGCACCATGACCGTCAACGAGATCCGTGCCGAGGACGACCGGCCGCCGCTGCCCGGCGGCGATGAGGCGATCCCGCTCGCAGTGCTGGAGCGGATGCTGTCCACCACCAGGACGATCCCGAACTCCTACCTGTCGCAGGTGTCGCTGGAGGCCGAGCTGATCGCCAACCTGATCGGGGGCTATGAGAAGTCGGCCCCGGAGATGTTCACCCCGCAGACCGCGCAGCGCCCGCCGCTGAAGTCCACCAGCCCCCAGTACCTGGCGAACCTGATCACCCAGGTCCGCTCGGCGCTGCCCGGCGAGCCCGGTGAGGGCGGCACCGGCACGGATGAGACCCTTGACGCGCACCGCAAGGCCGCCATCGCGCTGGTGCAGGCGCTGGAGCACGCGGGCCGGCTGACGCAGGCGCAGGCGGCGGAGAGGGTTACCGCCATCGGGGACGCGGCGTCCGCCGCCGAGCTGGCCGCTGCCCTGAAGGGCCTGCCGGAACCGCCGGGCGCTACGGAAACCCGGCCGGCCGCCCGCTATTACTTCGGGCCGGGCGAGTTCCGGTGCTCGAATGAGGACCGGAAGCGGGCCGGCGCACTGCTGGCCATGCACCGCGACCGCGGGCGCCTGAATGAGAACGAATACACCAGCCGCGCTACCAAGGCCGGCGAAGCTGTTACCTGCAGGGATCTTGATACATTGTTCGCAGACCTCCCGGCGGAGGAGCTGGCCGCAGCCCCGCCGGAAGATGGTGGCCAGGCGGAGGCGCAGCCCCTGTTCGGCCCGGCCGCAATGGCTTTGCTGCGGAGCAAAGCCGATGGATTCAATCAGGCGGCTCCCGCCGCCATGAATGGGAAGGCGCACCTCAATGGCGGCCATGTCAACTGAGTCGATCAACGACCTCCCCGACAGCGCTTTCGCTTACATCGAGAGCGGCGGGACGAAGGACTCCGAGGGAAAGACGACCCCGCGCTCGCTGCGGCATTTCCCGGTGCACGACGCGGCGCACGTGCGCAACGCGCTCGCCCGCGCCAGCCAGTCGCCGTTCGGCGAGAAGGCGATGGGCAAGATCCGGGCCGCGGCGAAGCGGTTCGGCGTGCACGTTGGCGAGTCCAACCTGAACAGCGACTTCGAGCGGCGCGAGGTGCGGATCACCTCGCAGTTCCGGGACCTGGACAAGCCGATCGAGATGCGTGATCTCGGCAGCGAGGGCAAGTGGATCGGCGGCTACGCGACGGTGTTCATCCCGCGCGAGTCCAAGAACCTGGGCGGCTTCAAGGAGCGCGTCATGCCGGGGTTCTTCGCCGAGGTGCAGTCCCGCGGCTGGCACAACATTGACGACGGCACCGGGGTGGTCTGCCGCTACAACCACGACTCGAACATGGTGCTCGGCACGACCGAGGCGTCCACGCTGAAGCTGGAGCCGGACCGGATCGGCCTGGACTACATGGTCAAGCCGCCCGAGTCCCGCGCCGACATCCGCGAGCTGGTCGAGCGGCGCGACATCCGCTACAGCTCGTTCGCGTTCCGGGTGCACCAGGGCGGGGACGAGTGGGACTGGCGCGACGGCCTGGCGCTGCGGACGCTGCACTCCGGGGACCTGATCGACGTTGCTCCGGTGCTGACGCCGGGCTACCAGGACACCACGGCAATGTTCCGCGCGTTCGACGCGGCGCTGTACTCGATCGCCGACTACGTGCAGGCCGAGGTGGCCGAGGTCCGTGCCTTCGCCGCCGACGACAACCTGCGCAAGTTCTTCGTGCGGTCCGACCGGCCGACAATGCCGGCCGCGGGCCCGCGCAAGGGGCTGTTCGGCCCCGCCGCGCTGACGCAGATCCTGCTTCGCAAGCGCGATGAGTGGGACGACGAGGGTTAGGGGTATATCCTTTCGCCAGAGCGGTTAGGCCAATCCGCTCTTGGGCCGCGCGGCCGGTTAATACCGGCTCCTGGCTGGAGCCCGCCAGGGACATCCATATCCCTACGGGTTCCTTAGGAGGAGCCGTGGCCAGTGAGGTCACCAAGCGCCTTCGGGACCGCCGGCTGAATGTGTGGGAGCAGTGCAAGGCTCTCGCTGATCTGGCGGCGACCGAGAACCGCGCATTTTCCGCGGAAGAGCAGGGCAAGTGGGACGTCCTCAACGAGGAGATGGACACCCTCGACACGAGGATCAAGGCTGCCCTGGACGCCGAGCAGCGCGCTGCTGAGGCAGACCAGGCCTTCAACCGGCTGCACGCCGACGCTGAGGGCAAGAAGATGGCCAAGGACCCGAACGTCCAGGTCCTGAACGCCGAGCTGCGCGCGTTCCTGCTGGGTGAGACCCGCGGCAACGTCAAGGGCGGCGGCTACGAGGTGGCCCGCCCGGAGAACAGCCGGATCAACTGGAACTACGGGCCGATCAACCTGGCGGAGATGCGCCGGGCCGAGTCCGAGTACCGGACCCTGATCAGCTCGGCGGCAACCTCGGGCGGCAACCTGGTGCCGACCGACTTCTACGACCAGCTGATCGCGCACCTGATCGAGGTCAGCGGCATCCT